TATCAACAACTGGCGTGGTAGTTAATATTGACAATGATTGGAAGTTTACAACTGATACAATTGTTGCCAGTACTGACATTTCTGTTTACCGGGATGACGGACATTTATTTTTGAAAGGCGAAATATTTAAAAGTGGTCATCAAAATATCAGGGTGAGTTATGCGGCGGGATATACCACTGATACCATGCCGTATGATGTAAAACGGGCAGCCCTTGAACTTGCACAATTCTATTGGAACAGAGAACAAAAAAAGGACCGTATAGGTATTCGCAATGAGGCGTTTGAGGGAGGATCAAGATCATTCGAGACCGATATGCCGTGGTCTGTAATTAAATTGCTTGAACATCATCGCAGTCCGAGGTATGGATAAAAATGTCAACTCTTGGATTAACTACAGTAGGAGGGACAACTCAATCTCTCGGAGATTATCAATTTGCATGTTTTGATACAACGGTAGCAGGAGGAGGAACTACCTCTATCATTAGTGTGTATCTTGATAATAGCAGTAGTGGATCTATTCATCATTGCAAGGTTGCAATGTTTTCTGATAATGCGGGAGTTCCCGGGGCACGACTTGCCGCCGGTGTTGTAGAAATATCTGTACCAGCCGGAGCCGGTCCTGCCTGGTTTGATGCTACATATATACAAGCATTGGCGGGTAGTACAAAATATTGGTTAGGATTTGGAATAGATACAATTATGAATTTTTATTACAATACTCTGGCTGGACAAGGAGGATATAAGGCACTCGCCTATGCTAGTTTGTTGCCAGATCCATTTGGTGTATTGGATGGCACTCTCAATAGGCAGTATTCCATATATGCTACCTATGCAGCGTCCTCTAGTTCTACTCAGCAAAAACATCAATCATATTATGCAAGGATAAGGTCATCTTAATGAGATTTGTTAAGCAAAATACGGCATTCACCCATATCATGGGACCGTTTGTTGCTTCTACCGATGGATATACTCCCAACGCAGGAATAACTCCCGTTACTACAGATTGGAGAATATCAAAAAACGGCGGATCTCTCATTACAAAATCAAGTGCTACGACTACTATTTATCTTGAGAGTGGATATTATCAAGTTGCCTTTTCCTCCTCAGATGTAGACACGCTCGGTCACATGAAAACTATGATTACTCTTACTTCGGCTGGTGGAGCACTGCCGGTATGGGAGGATTTTTGGGTTAGTGAATCATCCGAGATTGCGGTTAATTTTTCTACGTCTGCCCTGCAAAGAATAACTACTGGCATTTGGGCAGAATCTTACGCAAGTCATACTACCGCCGGGACATATGGACTCCTGGTAGGTTCTAATCTTTTGTCTCCCACGAGTGGTGTTACTATGCTTGCGGCATCGCAAACGGCCCTTGTCACTGCGGTAACTACGGCAATTTGGGCCGAGGCATTAGCTTCTCATACTACCGCTGGCGGTGCAGGAAAGAAACTATCCGATATTGTACTTACAACTACTCCCGATCCATGGATCACGGCATTACCAGGGGCATACACAACTGCACAGGCGGGTGGAATCGTCAATAATATAGTAACGGCTTCGAGTGCAATCCAGGCCGCTACGACTACACTTCCTATCTCTCCTGCCAGTTCTACGGGATTTACTGGACTTATGACTTCGACTGGATCTACTGCGATGGCGGATGCCGTGTGGGCCAGAAATAGCGAGGCAACAGAATCATATGGAGGTCAGATAAGACTTATACGAGCGGCGGTCGCAGGATTGTCAACTGGCGGAGGTACAGCGGCGATTTCTTTCTATTCTCCTACTACAACTATTGCTCGTATCTTGGCAACAGTCACAACCGAAGGAAATAGGACATTGGTCACGGTGACTACATAATGGAAAACTATTTTCCTGTATTAACATTTCCCAATATATATTGGCCGGATAGATGGTGGACGGAGGTTGGCACTAGTACCGGTATTACAGTCTCCAATAGTATCCGATGGCAGATATCAAATGCTATCCAAAATGCACTGGCATCAAGTACTGGAATATCGAGCGTTTCCGATAAATTGGAACCATGGTGGGACTTTGATCATAATCAATTTCCCCATGTGTTTGTAAAGGAAACCAATGAACAGAGAGAGAGATTTACATTCCTCGATTCTACTGGATTGGATATGCATGCCCGACTTGATTTTACAGTAACAGGATATTGTTTTGATATCAATAATGATTTTGACTCAAAGAGATCCGATCTTGTGAGAGATATAGAAATAGCAATACAAACCAGTACTGCAATAAAAGATGTTGTATGGGAGATAATCCCGCAGGATGTTGTATCTGATCAAGGCATGCTTGATAATTATTGCATAGTCCATTGCCATTATCAGGCAAGATATCTTTATAACCATCTGGCGGCATAATGGCAGAGACTATACGCAAGCAAATAATTGATGCGGTAGTTGCTGCCTTAAGAAGCAGCACCGGAATTAATTATGTTACTACGAAAAAGGAGGCGTGGTGGGATTGGGATATTTCAAGGTTGCCTGCTGTATGTGTAACAGCAGATCCAGAAGAGAAAAGGAAAAGATTGGCATATCCCAATAGTGGCGATGATATGGACGCCGAATTGGAATTGGATATTTTGGGATATGCATTTGATATCAATAATGATTTGAGTGTAAAACGGACCGACATGATTAGAAATATTGAGAGTGCAATAGCAAAAAGTACTACCCTTGACGATCTTACATTGGACGTTATTCCACAAACAGTGGAGACAGATCAGGGAACATTGGAGAACTATTGTATCAGTCATAGTAAGTTTTTGGCAAAATATATTTACAATCATGCCGCGCCGTAGGGGGGATTAATGGCTGCCGAGATGGGAAAAGATGGCTCTATAGCCATTGGTGCAAATGTTATAGGTCTGATTGATTCATGGTCTCTTACTGCCAGTATAGGCAATTCGGAGATTACTCAGTATGGAGATCCGATGAGAAATTATCAGACCACAATCAAGGAATGGTCCGGGCAGGCATCGGGAACTCTTAGTTTGGCCGATGCACAGCAGATCTCTCTATTGGCAAATGCGACTACTGCTGCCAATACTACTGCGGCCGCTGTTGCTCTCCAGTTTGTTACCGCAGTGGGTCACTGGGGTGGGTATGCATATGTCAAGGGATATACTGCAAACTCAAAGGTAACAGACAAGGTAAGTATTAGTTTCCCCTTCCAGGGAACGGGCAACCTGGCTTATACCAGCTCGTAAGGAAAAGTAAAATGGCAGAAATGGGAAAAGATGGATTTATCGCATTTGGTACAAGCTCGGGAGGGGCGAGTACTGCGCCTACTGTTGCGTCAAATAATCTCGATTCGTGGACAATCAATCCCGATGTTACTTTGGCTGACGTAACTGCATTTGGAAGTTCTGGACGTTCGTTTGTCCCCGCCATCCGAGGATGGAAGGCGACCGCATCGGGAACTCTTGATATGAGTGCAGGTACGACCGGAGCGCAGTTTTTTGTCATGCAACAGGCTCAGACCACCGGCGTAAATCTGCCCGTGTATTGTAGATTTAAAACCTCGACTGGTGCTTATACTGGGCCCGCAATACTGTCGCAGGTCTCCATCAATAGCAAAGTGTCTGACAAAGTGAGTGTGTCATATAGCATTACTGGTACCAGTTATCTACAGTTTAACTAATGACTCTCGATGAACTTCGCACAAAATTAGAGTTGTGGAAGGGCGCATGGCCCGCATTAACAAAGACGGCACTACAAGGTGGATCTAATCTTGTCTTGGAAGAGATCAAGAGGAGATGGTCTGGGGGTGTGTTGCAAATAAGAAGTGGGAGACTTGTGAGAGCATTAAAAACCGAGGTTGCTCTCAGTCCACTCCATGCCAAGGTATTTGTAGATTCCAGACAGCAGTACAAGGCCCAAACTCATGAGCAAGGAAGATCGATAAAGGCAGAACAGGGCAAGAGAAGTCAAAAGAGGATGAAGATACTGCACAAGGAAGCGTTTATGCAGATTTCTCCTCCACGAGGATATTATGGGCGTCCTAAATCAGTGACAATACCAGCTCGCCCAGTTTTTAGACCATCACTAGATGCAAAGCGGAAAGAGGTAATTGAATTGATCAAAAATACAATATTGGAGGGTTATAAGTAACTATGGGTTTTACGATTAAGACCGAAGAGGAATACATCCCCACGACCATCAAGAATCCAGACAATGAAGCGCCTATTAAGTTTTGGTTGAAATACCTTAATTCAATCGATCGTGATAGTATTCTCGGTCTTGAGTTTATCGATGGCAAGTCTCATACGACAATTGATTTTATCAAGGCCTGCCGTGCCGGTATACTCAGGATTGAAAATCTCATCGTAAATGGAAAGGCTATTGTCAATGCAAATGATTTTTTAAATAGTCCATTTCACGATACCATGCTTGAGGTGGGCAAGCAGATTACTATAATGAATCCTCTAAATAATGAGGAAGCACTAAAAAACTCGCAATAGCCTACCATCTGATTATGGGTGGATGGGAAGGCTATAAACCAGACTTGGCCGATATTGGACGTATTATGTTATTGCCCGGTACGCAATATGAGGTAGACAGATCATCGATACCAGGATATTTCAATAAAGATAATTCAGAGAAAATCAAATTCTATTTCAAGTACAAATTGTTTGGGTTGCCTTTTGCGGGAGGGTGGATTCAACAACCCGCATATCTCATGGATATTTTGGAACGACTTGAATCTGAATCGATGAAGAAAAAGAATTAATGGCAGATACAGTCGAAATAGATATCATTGCCCGGGTAGATAAAGCCGTCTCTGGCATACAAGACTTTATTACCAAGATAGGTGCGGCCTATGTATCGGTAGAAGCATTTAAAAGAATTGTTGTCGATAGTTTTAAATCTTACGAGGAGGCCGAAAACTCTCAAGTACGTCTGGGTCAAGCTCTAAGGGCAACTGGACAATATTCGCGGGACGCCCATGAGGCATTACTTAAATATTCCGAAGGGCTTATGAAAACCAGTATTTTTACACACGAAACTATAGAATCCTCCGCTTCTTTGCTTTTGACTATAGCGCATCTAAATACAAATGGTATACAAATGATCATGCCTCACCTTATGGATTTTGCCGCCATGTATGGAGTGGATCTTCCTTCTGCGGCAAGAATGGCAGCGGCAGCCATAGAGGGCGGACGTAATGGGTTTATGCGTTATGGGATAAATATTAAGGAGGCGCACGATCCTACTTCAAGATTCAATATGCTCATGGAGGCCCTTACTGCTAATGTGGGTGGTTTCTCCGATGCTATGGCAAAAACAACTAGTGGGCAAATTACGATATTTAAAAATCAAGTCGATGAAGCAAAGGAAAGCGTAGGAGGATTTTTAGCTTATTTCGCAACGGGATATAAGGGATGGGGAGAAGGTTTTATTGGAGGTCTCAAACAAGTCGGAGATGCCTTTAGATTATTCTGGGCTGAGATGACCGATATATCCCATTTGCGCGATCCATTTGGACCAACTAGTACTTGGCGTAAATGGGAAAATGAAGCCAAACTTGCAGCAGAACGTATTACTAATTTGCAATTTTACTTAGCCTCTCAAAGTGGTGGTTCTTCCTTCGCTCCTGGGAAAAAAGATAGTACAGATCCTAATAAATATATTCCTGATATGACCGCACTCCAGAAACCATGGAATGATTTCTTTGCTATCCAAGGCCAGGTTAGCGATGGATTTGAGGCATATGCAAAGGCATGCCTAGAAGCCGAGGAGGCATCGCAGAAACTTGCCGAGGATGGAATAAAAGTACTCCAGAAACCTTGGAATGATTTTTTTGCAAATCAATTTCCCAAAGCCGGGGATGATTTTGAAAAGTTTGCCAAGGAATGTCTGGAGGCTGAGAAGGCTGCCGAAAAACTTAGAAAGGAAGTTGTAGAACGACTCGGACAGGGAATATCCGAGATAGGTAATACGATCGGTGGTGCTCTTGTTACTGGAGATTGGCAATCAGTATTCCAGAGTATTTCGGCCGCCCTCACTGATTTGATTGTTAAATATGCCATTGCCGCCGCCGCTGCCGCAGCTATAAAGCAGGATTGGGGCATGGTGGCTCTATGGCTTGGTATAGCTGGTGTGGCTGCCATCGGTGGCGGGGCATTAAACGCAGCCCTTGGAGGTGGAGGCGGTGATTACGGGGAAGATAATTTCCCTCATTATGCGTCTGGGGGAATAGTTACACGGCCCACTCTCGCTATCGTTGGAGAATCTGGGCCAGAGGAGATTCGTCCACTTGGTTCTGGAGCAAGCGGTGTCACGATTAACGTCTATGGCGGAATGTGGCAGACGGACGATCTTGCCCGCAAAATCGTTAATGCCATAGGACGGTGGTAGATGTCTATCAAATGGATATCTTCCGCGTGGAGATCGGCTCTTGCTACATTTCCGTGGGACCATAGGATCTACCTTGATTTTCGGCAGCAGATATATCCAGAGATAGCGGGATCTCCTACATTTACTCTCATTACAAGCGCAGACAATCAGCCAGGATCTCACAATCTTACCGGTGGATATGCAGACTATTTCCTCGATATGCCTACCAAGATGACGCTTGATTTCTACTACAAGCCCACCTTTAGTTATACCGGAGGGATTAATCAATATCTCTGGTCATGGTATATTGATGCGACTCACCAGTTGGCATTTTATTTCGACGTAGCGTCTCACAAATACACTCTTAATTGGCAGGACGGAGGGACGGCAAGGACTATGCTTTCCTCTGCCTATGCCAATGATGCTGCATTCCAGGTTTGGACGCGGGCGACATTCTCACTTGATTTGACAACAGGAACCACGGCGGGAAGCGCATTTTATTTGCAAGGTGCATCGATTGCAACTGCATGGAGTGGAGTATCCGATGTCAAGGCGAGATATTTTCCGATACTAACTATACGTGGTCAAAATGGAACTGCCGGCGGATATACAATCAATTATGTCCGCATGTTCTCAGGTATTACATCTACGGCCGCCGAGGTGACGGCTAATTTTAGTACTAAAAAAGATGAGGAAATCATATGGCATTATAACGGTCATGCGGTGGGACATACTCGATGCAATGTGACTAACCGTACTCGAAATCTACAAATAAGCAAATCTGTAGAGTCTGCGGCGGGTAATGCCAATCCCAATTCTGCAACAGTTGTACTTAT